AAGAGAGTTTTGATAGTCTTCTGCTGACGCAAGATCCAAGTAAGCACCTTGGGGAGCAGGAACATTGCGCATATCATTGTGATATTTGCGCATAATTTTATTTATATCGCACGTATCCTTCCATTGCTGAGAAACGCGAGAAGGCCCCTCCTGAAGAGCAACAATTTTTAAAGATCCGTCGGGACGGCGATACCATTCCTGATCGGAGCGCTTAGAGGGAATTTTTTCAAGTTTAATGGTTTTCATATTTACTCCTAATAAAGTTTATCGACCTGCGGCCGTTGTTTGTTGTTGTTGTACTTGTCAGAGAGAGGGTTTTTCCGGTTGCGATCCTTCTCCGCATTTGTGCTCGTCGCTTCATCAAATTTTTTTCGCAAAAATTTGTATGCGTCGTTAATGATGTCGGCGCGAGGAAGATCTTTCGAGGACACAGCCGTGTCCATCTTCGACTTCCCGGTTTGCGCACGAATCAAATCAGTTTCAGCTTTCTGTTTCTCGACACTACCAAGCGCAGTCAGTGCTTGAAGCGCTGATGAAATGGTAGAGGACATCGAAGCCAACGGATTCTGTGCGGTCGCAAACTGCGCGGAACCTTGGGACCCAGAGCCACCGGAGCCGGAGGGCGAAGAAGCGCTAGATCCAGCGGCCAAAATAGGATTAAGACCAGCAGCTTTCATGTCTTCAACGGCACGCTGGTGCTGCGTATTTGACATCCGCTCCTGAAAATCCATCTGACGTTTGGCCTGTTGGTCCTGAAAGGCTCGATTATTAATCGAGTCCTGGATACTTAAAGTGGTCGCATCGCGCGCTGAGCTCGCATTAGCGGCGTTTGTTTCACGTTGGCCTACAAGGCCGAGGAGGCCGCCGCCTAAAGCGGCAGCGCCTCCTATAAGCGCTGGTAACATTAAAACCTCCCGAAACTTGCCGGTACGGAGTAAGCCATCATCGGGCGCGCATGACGGTACTGGAACCAAGCATCGAACAAAAGATGGGGAGCCGTGGGTACCGCAATGGCTCGGTCAACAGGCGTATTTTGTTGTATGAAGGAATCGTTAAGAGTCGGCCTTGCGCTGAATTCTTGGGCCATGTGCCAAAAATCCAGAGATGTTGCAAAGGTAGACCGGAACTCCCCTCGAATCTCACTCGGTTTATAGCGGTATTCCGCATAACGTTCCTGGTAGCCAAAGACAATCTCATCATCTGATGTCCCTTGAGAATAAATTTCCTTGGTTAAAACGGCTTGCTCGCCAAGCTGCTGAAGTTTGGGCCAAAAGAAGTCAAATCGCGTTTGGCGACTCCACATTCTGTTAAGACCTTGTTGGTAAGTAACATCTGCTCGCGCACAAGCGAGTCCAATAACATAACCGTGCTCCACGAACGATTTAGCGAATCCGGCTGATCCGCTAGAAGTCGCGAAAGCTGCGAGTTGAGCTTGTGGATCCGATCCAGAAGTCGGTGCAGTCTGCGCCACTGGGTGCGAGTTAATGCGAGTCGATCCACCACCGAGGTACTCAGGACGCTGCAGCCTGAAGTCGGGCGACGTGACGTTAAAATGGTTTTGCAGGATTTCGACATAACGAGTTCCGCCTCTGTTATCTAATTCAAGGAGCGACTGCACCTGCATCGCCTCTCTAAGTTGATTAATTGTCGCTGCCGTGGCTTCAGACAAATCGGCTTCGAGACCAGTCTCGTCACCGAAAATGACGTCGCCGTTGTTAGAAGAAGGGAAGGGCGCCGGGGAGCTATAACCGGCTGCATTTGTCCAAATGAGATTCCGGTTGAGATTAAGATCCCCAGAAAATTGGGGAGTCATATTGTTCCCGACTACCGGGGCGGATGTACCGAGTGGGAGCGATACCGGAGCTCCTTTTTGTGGTTCAGGGAGGCAGGACGCGAAATAATCATGTTTTTTATTTCTTTTAAGCAGGGAATATTCAGTATCAGCATCCGGGCCGTCATCCTTTGAAATAACCAAGGAGTTCTGGATATTCTGATCTCGAAACCATGTGTTCCAAATAAGATTGTAAGCTCGGAAGGGAAGCGCGTTGACAGATTGGTTGTCGACTTGGGTTGGTATTCCGAATTTGTCATAAATGCTACCAACGGCAGGTCCTGTCGATGTGGTAAGCTGAACCTGTGGAATGAGATAGTCAGTCGAGTCCCCGGGATCGTCTTGCGAACCATTGAATCGCTCCCAATTCTCCCAAACCAAACGATTTGGAACAAAGAAAAAGAAAAAGTCGATATACATGTTATCCATAATCGGAACCTTCTGGGTCGCAAGTCTTGCAAACGTTTGCAAGGTAACGTTGCAAGTGTCTCCTGGAAGAATCTCGTCACAGAAAACAGGAATCAAATAATCGAAATCGAAGGTGTCTTTAATCGTGAAAGACCGATCGAATTGTGACCTCGCCATGTGAACGGCGGGAATCACGGAAAAATTGTGCTGTGATGCTCGGTTGCCTAAATTCATAATTTTAAATTCCTTTGAAGTAACTGGTTAAATTTCTGCTCGAGAATGACCTCTCGAGCTTCGTTTCGAGAAACGCGCGGCGGTTTAAATTGGCCGCGACGAAGATTTGCGAGCTTTTCAGCTTCGCTAGTTTTCGCTTCCTTATTTGCTGCCTCCTTTTGAATTTTTGGTTTAACCTCTGTAACATAACGCTGCCACTCGAGAGGCTTATGTTTTTTGAGCCATTTTTCGTAATAACGAGGAATCGAGGTCTTCACTCCTCCTTCAAGGGTGATAAATCCGTTAGCGAAGCAGTCAGTGAACCAATATCGCTCCAACCAGGAAACTCCAATTGCGTTCCTCGTCGAACGACGGGCAATGGGATTGTAATCGTGGGATCCATCTTTTCCGTGGGTAAGTTTTTTTGCCGCATATCTGGCAACGTATCCAGCCGATTTAAAGGTGACAGATCCCAAATCAGCTCGCCCTTTACCCCAGAGCTGTGTAAGTAACTCTGAATCGTATAACTGATCTCCTGAATCATTTTTGTAAGACGGTTGAGCATCCGCAGGACGCCAATTAAAAATGATAGCATGCCAGTGTGGACGCTTTCCTTTATCTCCATACTCACCGACCGCAAGAACAGAAATTTTTTGCTGACTGGTTTCATAAATTTCCTTTCGCAAACGTTTAATAAAAAGCTGAAAGTCTCGATAATCGAGACGATCGCTTTTTAAGTTTTCATCTGAATAAGTTAAGGTAATGAAGCAGTTTTGCTCATGCATTTGAGCTTCGTGAACACAGCGAACGGCTGTTTCACGGGCGCGTTCAAGCCTGCAAGAAATACATTTCCCGCATGGAAGTTGAAACGTCGGATATTCTTTGCTATGTTTCTTATAGGACCACGCAAGCGTCTTGCCATCCGGCAAGAACCCCACGGTCCTAGGTCTGGTACAACGCACTGTACTGGTCCTTTTGTGGGTGTTTTTAATGTAACGTAATAGGGCTTATAAGCGGATCCCGCCGCGCATCCTTCTTGGATTCAAATTATTCAATTTGTGAACTCCAGATGAACGCTTGAACACTTTTCTAGATTTTAATTTTGAGAGAGGTTTACGTCGCACTTCGTACTCCTTAGTGGGTGATGACACTAGTTTAGTGTCAGTGGGCATAATTACAACAAGAGAATGTCAATTATGCCCACTTTTTCTCGTCAAGAATTCTTGACGAGATTTACCGCTTTCACGATGTGACGCGGAGTTTCTAAAGGCTCGTATTTTCCAGTAATATTGTCGAACTCGCCTAAATGATAAAGATCGAAGTCTTCGGGAAACTGACCAACATTGGTCTGTTTGTCCTGAGTTAATTTAATAAGAACTCGTTCAGCTTCAGCGAACGAGAGTTGATTGAATGGCTGGCCGTAGAAGCCAGCTTTAGTGTCGCGAATCGCGAATATTTTTTGAGTCATAGGTCGCACTCCCTTTTGTATTTTCCCTCGCCCGCGAGGGAAAGGGATGTTTGTTGTTGAAAATGAATAGTGAAACTTAAGTATTTTTTGTCAAGGGAGACTCTCCACTCTCCCTTGAATTCCCTCTCAGGGGATTTCGTGCAAGGTCGCACGAGAGGAATACACAAGGGATAGAGGAAGGGACACCGGATATTGCGATCAATCCCGGCGTTAGCCCTAAGATATTTTTCGCACGCACGTTAATCGCGCGCGCGTTTTATAATAGAGAAGAAGATTTAGAGAAGATTTAGAGAAGATAGAAGATTTAGAGAAGATAGAAGATTTAGAGAAGATAGAAGATTTAGAGAAGATTTACTCCCCGGAGGTTACTCCGGGGAGTCCTGAGAATTACTCGTCAGAAACGGGTTTTTTTACAGGTTTAGGACGCTGAGCTTTTAACTCATCGGTGACCTCTGCAAACCCTGGAGGTTTGACTTCGGGTTTTTTTCGAAGACCGAGCTTAATGCTCTCTTCAATATTTTTAGAATCACCCATGAAAGATAAGAATTGCTGAGGATCGTTGTCGAACTTCTTACGAACCTCAGAGGAAAGCGAGGAAAAGGATTCAGTCGCAGCCCTAATTTTATCAAGAGAGTTTTGATAGTCTTCTGCTGACGCAAGATCCAAGTAAGCACCTTGGGGAGCAGGAACATTGCGCATATCATTGTGATATTTGCGCATAATTTTATTTATATCGCACGTATCCTTC